CTTTATGTAATGACGTATCGAAGTACTCATACTTTTGAAATTATAGAAAAAGGTGATCCAGAGTATAAAGAAATTATGAAGTTCTTGAATTATCGATGGGTGCCAACTGGCGATCATGGCCGTGTTGAGCCGTATTATATCACAGGATACGTTGAAGTTTATCCTGAAACCTGGAATGGTACTTGGGAGGATTGGCCAAGGTTAAAAATCCACTTTAAAAATGGTAAGTTTATAGAGTCCAGACGGATTGAACGCGGTGAAGCTTTTTAAATTTAGCCGTGAAGAGGATTTTGGTACTGATTTTACGCTTGAATTGTTGATTTTTAAGCGTTTTACGTTGATTAGCTTGTATTTTGGATGGTACGATTACAGTAGATACTTTTGTGCTATGATCTCAGGCGGTATGGCGGATGCTTTAAGTATCCTAATTAGCGCTGGAAAATTTAGTTTCGAGGTCCGTATTGGTCGTGCCAATCATGTTATTAGAGGCAATGAGCCCTGGTTGGATTAATGAGAAGTTGTTACGGCGCTGGATTATTGACCGGATTCGTCCTTGGGATGCTCTTTTCAATTGCTTCACATATACTAGATGAACTGAAACCACCCCAGAAGGGGGTGGAACCACCCCGATTTAGGGTGGTTGACAAGTATGCAGGGTGTGATATTGTTCGTTGGGAACCTCAAGGTTACGCCGAGTACAAATTCTTCCTTTATTGCGGAAAGACAAATGACAATTGAAGTTAAGGGACTTGAAGATGGTGGCCTTGAGATTTTGTGGGATCCAGATGATCCAATTGAATGTGCTTTAAATGATTGGACGGCGGAGATGTTCATAACTGCTATACTAGAGGAAGCTAATAAAGTCATTGCCGAGCATGAGATACAAGCTCAGAGCGATTCTTGAAGACTACCTCGAGAGGGGCGTCCAGCATGGTATTAGACGTGCGTATAAGCACTCGGACAGTCCTACAGAAGGTCACTTACTCGATGAGATTCTATCGGCTATCTGGCTTGAGCTGGATAGTAAGTTCGATATTGATGAGTAAACGGTATAATAGGTTACGTTCACCCCTATTGGGGCGGAAGTAAGCCGACGCGGAACGGATCGTTCATTCGCTATTCGGAAACAGCGAACGCACACGCCGACTGAAGGAACGCTCTTTAACCCTGTTAAGGAGATTCGTCATGTCGATTGCTACTTATCGTGGTGTCAAATACGACATCAGCGTGCCCAAGGAAGAGTACAAAGCATGGTGGAATCAAATCCATCATGATGCTTCTCGTCATCTGGTCTACCGTGGACAGGACTATCGTCCCTGTCAAACCTCTAAGTCGTAGCATCTGCTACAATACACAGGTTGGAGACCGCTATGGCCGAACTCGTTCTCATCTAAAAACAACTCAAAAAAACAGCAGAAAATCGAAGCTCACGTTTATCTGCGTTGGCAGCTAGCAATGGAGCAAACAAATGCCTCGTCTAAAACGCTGGGAGAGGCCTTCAGAAGCTCCCAGGCGCAACGATAAAAGCCGTCAGGCATCAGCGCGTCTAAGGCAGATCAAGAAAGCTACAAAAGCCCAAATGAAGCGACTCCGTGAAAAGGGTCGCTTTTTTTTGGTATCCAAGCTTATGAACCCAGATAAACAAAGAAATAAAATGAAAAAAGCTCTTTGCGGAGCCCAAGAGGCTCTTAGCAGAGAGGATGCATTGAAATACCTGAAAAAATATGAAAAAGCATTTCAAAAACTAAATAACGGAGTAAGTATCAAAGATAAATCTTCTTACGACAATAGAAATCATAACTGCTCGGCAGAATAACCTAGACATAAAGCCCCAATGGCCAGTCCTCTGCTTAGTTACGCAAATACGAGGCTGAGGATTGTTGCATCTAGCACGGTAACAGTTGTTTCGGGTAGACCTACGGAGACACCTGGGGATGTCTACTTGATTAAATGTTTTCTAAAAAGAGCTCAATACAAAGGTGTTTCATCTGGATCGAGGAAAGTCCCGCTACCTGCTGAACTTGGTGGTTTAATGATGCCGGGCGCCGCTGGCGATCAGTTTTACTATCGAGGTTATGCATTACAAAAAGCTATTATCACCACTGGTTTTGCCTGGCAAACAGATAATTTGAAGTCAATCAAATTTACAGATATCACAGCGCAAGAAACATTTCTCCTGCCTGGAATGCAAGTACAGATGAAACTTGGTAATGATCCATTAATGAATGGTATTATTGAGCGATCTAGTGGCGTATTTGGCGGTTTGGGTATTGATCAAATTATTTATCCAAATATTGGTGGAGTCGAAATTCAAATCAAGGGTGGAGAATTAGAGTAATTGTGGCTAAATCGATAAACGCAAATAGCATAATCAAAAGCTTAAAAAAATTAAACACAATATTTGAAACAGTTGAGAAAACAGGTAAAACCCATACATCCCGACTAGAGATAAGCACAAGAACGGAAGGAGAAGAGGTCTTTGAGTTAATAAAAAAGTTTCCTTATGAAGCTAGAAAAGCTTACAAGTTAGCACTTGAAGTTACTGCAAACGATTTAGCTGCTTCGCTAGATGAAGCGATGGAATCAAGTGTATGGCGATGGAATGATGATACCAGGGATATAATTGATACCGGTGATTTAAGGGATTCACAGAAAGTTGAGGTTGACGAGAATGGTATTATTATCAGATATAGAGAAGAATATGCTGCTATTGTTCATTATGGAGGCTATATCGAGTCTGGACTCAATCCTGCTGTTCTTATTTATTATCCGGCTCGGCCATGGATTGAGGCTGTACTAACAGGGAATGGCCCAGTAGAAAAATTTGATGTCAGGAAAGAGCTCGAGGAGAATTTACTTGAGTTTTTAGGGAAAAGTATTTTAGGTAAATCACGCTAGGAATACTATTTCGCTTTTTAAAAGAAAATGGCAAAACTTCCTTTTATCGTTGAGCCCAAATCAAAGCCCGTCTTAACAAAAATCGGGAATGATGAAATTGGTATTTTCGAAATCGAAAGACGAGGATACTTGACCGTCTCGGAGAAGACTTTTGTTGATAGCTTTACTCAGTCTAGTGGGATCTTGAAGGATATTGTAAAAATTTCGAATCAAGTATCCTTGTTAATGAAAATGGGTCGCGACGAGGCCTATAATCTTGTTGTTAGAGTTTTAAGTGGAAACACTGAGACCAAGAACGAGAAAGCTGTAGCAGAAAGATATGAAGTCGAAATTGCTGAGATGACATCCAATATGGCTGAGATGCAATCAAAGAGGGCACTTGCTGTAGCAACCGTATTATTACAGAGTCGAGTTGATTCGGAATGGGAATTTCAAGATACTTTAGGTTTAGAACCTCAGATAGTAGAGGAGCTTTGTTCGTTGTACGATTTGGAAGAGTCTAAGATCAAACCGGAGCAACCCGAGACCCTGGCACAAGAAATACTGGGAAAGTAGAATCAGGTGAATACGGAGAGCCAATTAATTTCTCTGAAATCTATTGGTTTTTGAAATTCACCTTCCCAGGCGATACGGAGTTTACATTTGAGAGATACGGGGAATTACCATATATCTATGTCTTAGAGGCATATGAAAATGGATTGAGAATAAATAGAAAAAATCTTCATTACTATGAAGCGCCACACGCTCTTCAGACATCTATACTTGCCAATATTAATAGAGATCCTAAAAAGAATCGCAAACCCTTTTCTTTTGAGGATTTCTGTATGTATTTATCTTTAGAGGATAGAGATATTCCAAGTTCTGAATTCGGATCAGCGGCAATGGTGTTGATCGAAAAAAGAATCTTTCCATCATGGGCTTTATTTGCATACAAAGATCTTAAGAGTGCAGCCTCTGGGCTGCCGCCAGATGTCCTTGCTTATTTGTCAGATGATATTATTATTTTGGCTCCACAGATTTCCGAAGGTTCTGTTAAAGGTATGATGATAGCAATGCAAAAAGCATCTGGAAAATTAAGATATCTGGAATCACCCTGTCATAAACAAGTAATCATTAAAGTACCAAAGTTTGACGGTAAATTTTATTGTTGTGAAAATGTAGTGATTGAATTAATTACTGGTTAGAATTGTATTGAAGAATTTTTCCTGTATTAAGCCATTCATCAATCCTTTCTTCATTAATCAAGGAATAAAAATTTTGCAGTCTATACCAAGACCTCCAATCCAAGCTACCTTTTGAATGGTTGCATGATTTGCATGCGGGAACACAATTACTTGTTCGATCTTTACCTCCTCGGCTTTTAGGTCTAACGTGATCAACAGTTAAACTTTTCTCATCAATTGGAGGGCTGTTGCAATAAGCGCATCTGTTGTTCCATGCCTCTTTAATACTATTACGCCACAATCGTTTGGCTTCTGTTGTTGTCATTGCCTCAAGATTAAAAAGGTATTCGAAAGCCTTCTCTCGAAGGGGAATAATCTGATTAATCATTGAGCTATTGTTTGGACAACCACTAAGGGAGTGTAAGCAAGTGGGCTTTTCATAAGCGCTTTAGCGGTTGTCTAATATATGTTTCCGGCAAATGGCACACTAAAACGCGGATTTATACTCATTAATGGCTCAAAATTTTCCAACCTCGCCATTGGTGATTTATAACACCTTGGGCGCAAATACAACTTTTGTAAATAGCCTTGGCGATTATACTTTTACTGGTGGTTCTACATCAAAAGCATTTGCGATTGTCACACCTGGCAGACCATTGCCAAACTTAGAGAATGTTACCGGTGTTGAATGTATTATTCATGATATTGGTGACGTAAGAAGGAAAAATTATTTAACCGATAATAGCAGTCTTTTATCGACCTGGAAGGTGTTTTTAATTGCGTGGGATCCAGCATATGGTACAAACATTAATACAAGTGCCAATATTATTCTTTCGACTTTTGCGGGATCTAAGGCAATAGAAACAGTGGCAACCTCTTCTGGCTTGACTGCGCGAGTTCAAACGCTTGTTTTGATTCCAGAAGAAGGTGCAATTAATCCAAACCCATAACAGGGTAAAAAGTAGGCTACCGTCATTAGGAACAATAACTTAGTGGGGTGAACCCCCCGAATTTGCACTTCGTCCGGGCAAACCGGTTTTTCACCCATGGCAAATTATTCAGCCGCATTTGGCTACGACGTTTACCTGATGCCGCTGGCTTCCAGTAGCGTTGATATTGATTTTACTGGCGTTACTAGCGCCACTGGTACAACTCAGCCTGCAGCCTTTATTAAGACTGACACCACTACACTTGGCAACGGTTTAAACATCGTTCCTGCCACTGCCTCAGTTGCGTACAATGGCACGACTGGTGTTTTCACGGTTGCTGGTTCTGCGTTCAGCATGAATGGCACTGATAAGCCGGTCCGTCTGTACGGTTTAACGAACGCTGCGCTAGAGACCGATACCAGCTCCGAAGACATCATCACTTATGATGATGAAACCAAGGGTTATGCCACTTCAATTGCTACCTCCAAGACTTGGAGCATGACCCTCGAGGGTGTTGCCGACTTCCAGGATTCTGGCTATCAGATTCTCCGTCTGACTGAGCAAAATACCGTTGCCAACTCCCTGCGCGTCAAGATCGCCCGTATCGGCCCCACGGGTACTGACGAAGCCGTTTATGGCTACGGCACTCTTGAGGGTTATTCAGAGTCGATTGAGGCGGGCTCAATTGTTAGCTGGAGCGCCACACTTTCCGGCTATGGGCCTTACAAGCTTGATATTGATGCCAATCCGGCTCCGGCTCCTACTCCGTAACTTTTCGATCATTTTTGTATCAACTACCCCGCTACGGCGGGGTTTTTTGTTGGCAGACTAGCTTAGCATTTTGACCATAATGGCAAACGAGATAATTATTTATGTTTCTTCGAAGGCTGATGTAAAGGGCCTCTTGGGCGCAGAGATGGCGGCAGATAAGCTGGTAAAAAGTCTTAGTCAATACCCCGATGTCGCAGATGAGATCAATAAGACTCCAATGAGGGTTAAGATTGAAGCAACTAAAGGCGGGAATGTAAGAATTGCAGAGATTACGGAACAGATTAACGATTTAAATGACGCAGATACTAGACGTTTAAAAATAATTTCCAAAACTGCTAGTGTAGAAAAAGATTCACTTATTAGCAAAAGACAACTTCTTTCGGTCCTAACACAACAGAAGAATAGTGTTAAAGCTGGGACTGAAGCATTTAGAGAACTAGATGGGGCTCTAAAGCGTGTCAAGCTGGAAGTTCTTGAAGCGCAGGGCGTGCAAAACGGTAGTATTGCTCAAATAGAAGCCATTAATTCACAGTACAGACAACAGCAACGTGAATTGAATAATACCGCAGAGACATATAACAATTTACAGGACAAAATACGGGAGAATGAACAAGCAATTAGGACCCTGCAAGGTGTTCAGAAAGGTAGTAGAACGGATCTAGTAGCTACTATACGTTTACTGGAGCAGCAACGTGATGCAATTAATCCAGCTACCGACAGAGGAAGATTTGATGATTTATCAAAAGAAATAGACGGTCTAAAGGGCGAACTTGCGGGTTTAGATGGTCCATTAAAAAACTTTAATAAAATAGTTGATGGCGTTGCTCGATTGAGAGTTGTTTTCGATTCACTAAATGGTGCGATAAGGATAATTAACGGAACTATCTCGATTTTTGTTAATAGATTAAAGCAAATAGAGGCATTTCAATTAGCATTGCAAAATGTTGGATTTGCGGCCTCTAGGGCAAATGTGGCATTACAAAAAAGCTCTGATATAGCATTGAAACTTGGCGCACCACTTCAAAGTGTTGAACAGTCTTATAGAAGGATGATTCCTTCATTGGTATCACTTGGAATCGAATCAAACAAGAGTGATGCATTTATTGAGTCGTTGACAGCAAGAACGCAAATTCTAGGCTTAAACTCTGAACAGACTGGGCGATATGTTGAAGCATTTGCTCAGGTGTTGGCAAAAGGCAAACTTTCGGGAGAGGAATTAAATCAGCAGATCTCTGAACTTGACGGTAAGCTTCGATCTGATTTAGCTCAATCGCTTGGTATTAGCACCACTAAATTCGTTGAATTGGTTGAAGCAGGACAGATAGGAGCAAATACATTTGTAGACGCTTTCATTAAATCAGCAAATGGAGCCGATGTACTTGCTGCTAATGTAGAAAATGGAACTGCTACAATTCAACAGTTACAAAATATTCTTGGTACTATCAATACTAAAAACATAGAAGTTCTTTCTTTGCAATTTGAGTCATTATTTAAAGCAGTTTTACAAACACAAGTAGCTTTCGCAAAATTGGTCAGCGTTTTAATTAACAGTCCTGTTTTCATATTGATTGCAGGAATCGTTAGAGATTTAGTAGAAGGATTTCTTTCATACCAAAGAGCGACTCTGGGATTAGTTACTTCTCTAATTAATCTTCTTCGTCCTTTAAATGATGTTTTATTCAAATTGGAAGAGCTCACCGGAATCGCCTCTGGAGTAGCTAAGGCAGTTGGTGTATTATTTGGGTTACTACTCACCTCTTCCGCTTTATTTTTGTTCGCCAAAGGTTTAGGAGCACTTAAAGGGGCCTTTGCGGCTCTTGGAGGAGGGATCATAATTAAAGCAATTACCAGTCTTCAAATTTTTAGTCAAGTTGTCACCGCAATTAATTTAAACGGTCTAATTGCTGGATTGAGATTATTAGGCGCAGCCTTTTTAAATTTTGCAATCTTAAAAATTGGCAATCTCTTCTTGGGAATTATCAAGGGGGGTGGTTCTTTCTTGGGTATCATCTTTAAAATTGTTGCGGCTTTGGGATTATTGAAAACTGCGCTAATAGTCGTTGGAATTGCAACAGGAATACAGTTAATCAGGTCACTTGTTGCAGGAAGAGAGGGATTTCGAAGAGCGACTGAGGCAACAGACGTAGCGACCAAAGCATTAGAAAACTTTAATAAAACTTATAACACATCAAATTTAAAACCACCAACACTTCTAGGTAAATCCACAAAGTCCTTTGAAGGATTTTTTAAAGCCTTATCTAATCAAGCTGGCTTAAAAAGCTATAATGAATTTATAAGGGGACTACAAAAGGCTGACCCCATTTTCCGTGCCTTTCAAAAGGAAATAAATAAATCAGGTGGAGAATTGAAGACTTTTAATGATCTTCAAAAGATAAATAGTCAGGATATTGTAAAAAACCAGGCAGCGCAGGATGGCTTATTAACCTCGTCCAAGGCGAGACTTTCAGTGATTGAAGCGCAGATAGCATTGATGGAAAAAGAAAATCCAGGTATGACACAACAAATAAACAATTTAAAAAAAATGGCGGAAACGACGAAGGCAGAAATAAATCTTAGACAGGCTAATATTAAAGCCTTGGACGAGGAGATCGAAAGAAGAATTCTTAATGGTGAAAAGATAGGCAGCAATGAGCAAAGAATACAGGCACTTGATGCTGCAATCTCCAAGATGGTAAGACAGCAAAAAGATTTAGATGTAAGCATTCAGGCTAAAACCTATAAAGAATTAGCAAATAATATTATTACTGCTGAGCAGGCGCAGGCTAAAAATGCGGTCTCTACAATTATTAGTAATAAATCCTTGATTCAAGCTTACAGAATACAACTACAGACACTAGAGGAAAGAAGAGTTACAAACGGTAAGTTGAATGCAGAAGAACAGTTGAAAGTTGATGAATTGAATTCAAAGATCCTACAAGCTACCGCTGAGGAAGCGCAGGCCTACGGACAGCTTAAACAAGCCATTACAGATGCATTCACAAAAGGCATACAAGATGCCCAACGGCTTGCGGATGTTGCTATAACTGCTGCTGGCAACATTAAAAGTGCTTTTGATTCTATTAGTCAAACTGCTGTCAGTGGAATACAGGCAGGACTTAGTGTTATATCCGCAATATCATCAGCAATTCAAGCTGATGCCGATAGAGCACTTCAGGCAAGTATTGCTGATCTAGAAGCAGTTGGACTGCAGGGAATTGATTTTGAAATAGCAAAAGCAAAACTTCAAGCAGAAGCTGATGCCAAAAAGAAAGCCGCTCTTGAGACTGAGCTTCGATTACGTTCGCAAATGTCTAATATTGAATTTGAAATTGAAAGCATCAGGATTGAGGTTGCCAAAAGAGTCGCGATTACAGAGGCGAGAATAGCCCAGCAGAGATTAGCGGCTGAAGCTGCGATTGCTAAGGCTAGAGGACAAGATGATTTAGCTCAAGCATTAACGAACGCAGCTCAATTGCAAAACCAAGTTATCAGGGGCATCCAGATTGAGGCTGATCTAAATCAAAAAATTCTCTCATTTAAGAGGGACCAGGAAAGAGTTGCTATCGCTACCGCTGCTGCTGATGCGGGCATCCAGGGATTTGCAAATCTTGATCTTGGATCCTCTATAGGTCAACTTCAGCAATTTGCCGGACAGGCTAGATCTGCAGTTAATGAATTTGCTAATTTAACGGATGGTACCTTTGAACTTGGTCGAAATATTGATAGCACTGCGGTTCAGAAAGGGCAAGAGGAGGCCGACAAGATCAAAGAGAGTATCGACGCCGCCGCTGCGGCGGCAACCAGTATGAGCGATAATTTTAAGGCGGCGGCGGAATCCATGAGTTCAATAACTGATAATTCCTTTACTCTTCTTAGAAACATAGAAGCGATGAATGCTTTTGCTTTTAATGCTCGAGCAACGGGTGGCCCAGTTACTGCCGGATCGCAATATACAATTAATGATGGCGGCGGGCGAGAGGCATTCTTGAATAAATTTGGTCGCATGAGCATGCTTCCGGCAGGACGCAATCTCCAGTGGACCGCTCCTACCTCCGGCTTGGTCATTCCGGCTAATTTGGTCTCTGACTATATGGCTAATGTCAGAGCAAAACAAATCAGTACTCTGAGTACAAGAAATCAATTCAATAATGGTGTTTCTGGGAATCTTATAACACATGTATCTACAAGTTCAAGTCGCAATTCCTCAAGTGCTAACTCCAGAATTGTTAACAATGTAACAATTCAAAGTCAAAATCCAGTTGCGGATGCTTCAATGCTGATGACTCAAATACAGAAGATCAAATCGCGGAGGAGAAGATGATGGCCATAGGTACATTTAGGTTGCAATACACATCAAATGCCAGCAATTTATATCAGATTGATTTCAGGCATTTTCTTGACGAAGAAATACCAAGAAAAACGCTAGGACAGACTAATATTAATTTTTCTGTGTTGGGTGTTCCTTATGGTGTAGGCCCCGCTGTAACACAGCCTAGTATCTGGACATTAAATTGCGCACTAGAAAATAAAGTTACAAGTTTTGCCCTTAAGAATTCAGCCTCCTATAACGAAGTCCGTTTACTGAAGGAATTATATTTAGCTTGGGATACTGATAGGGCAAACGGTCTTGCTGCCAAATGTGTACTAACTGATGGGTTGCTATCATTTGGTTCTTCATATGTGGCCGATGTATGGTTCTCTGAGCCGCCTGTTTATTCGTTAATGTCTAGTTACGCTTCCAAGTATATTAACGTCGTCATGGGTCTTACAGAGGTGTAATGGGTTACCTTCCTGTTAATACTGCTGGTATTAGATTAATGATAGATGGAGTTAATTACTCCAACGAATTAATTTCTTTTGATGTATCAGATGATTCGATTATTGGATCATCGATTATAACGACCAATGGCACGATTGTATTAGCTCAAACCCCAACGGGTCTAGCCGTCAACGACTACAATAATTCTGTATTTTATACTGGACAGATAGTAGAATTAGATATCAAGCAGCCAAATGGTGAATTTGTAAGGCACCCACGAGGGTACTTAATTGTTAAGAGTTCTAATTATAATACGGAGTCAAAAGAAATAACCATCGATGTTGGATGTTGTCTTTCTTTAGCCTTGAATTACGAAGATTTAATCAAAGATGATCCAGCAAATCCAAATTTTATCACTCAATTAAAGTCCTTTACTGACGCAAATTATTACAATAAATTACCTGCTGATCAGGAATACGATGCAAATGTTATTGCCAACCTTTTGACGGCTGAAGGTGCATGCATTTATCAAGATAGATGGGGATATATACAAAAAATAAATATTTTTGGTTCAAGTGGCATTCTTGCATCTAATGTAACAAGCAATTATAAATTTACGGCATCTGATGTCCAGACATGTTTATCCTTAACACCCCAAGCAGATGAGCAGTCAACCGTCCAGGCCGTAAGGGTTACCTTTGATTATGATCTTTTCGGTAGAGGTGAGGGTACTAATTTTACGCCTTATGCAACTGATGCTGAATATACTGCTGCAAACACTTGCGATGCTTCCGATACTAGTGATGTCGACGAGGATATTGCGATAGCACAAGTTGAAAATCCTTCCTACGAATTTATTACTACAAGGCCTGAATTTATTACAAGCGAAACAGTAACGATAACAACCAAAAAATACAATGGGCCTGGTAAACAGATATCCCAAGAGAGAACAGAGGTACAGGTCACGAAAAGAGATTATCTGCGTGACTATTTTACCGCGTATGTAGAGTATTTACAAAACAATCCAGTAAACCCTAGTGATACTACTGAATCTATTGTTCTTGCTGCTGAAAACATTTTTCATCTTCACTCAATTTCGACAAGTCTTACTGTAACTGACTATTATTATGGCTCTGGTGGTGAGCAAATAAAACAAATAAAATCAGATTATACGTTGGGAGCGGCCTGGGAAGAAACCGAAGCTGTTATCGAAAGTATTGTTGGATTTTCTGGATCACCTACGAATGTAAATTATTGGTTTAGTCTATGGTCGCGTGTAGCACAACAAAGTATAACGACCAACCGTTATTTTCCAACTTATACGGAAGAAATAGTTGTCGAATATGACTACCAAGCCCAAGCCACCGGAGATCCTTGGTACAAAAAAACAATCAGGAGATCCGGAGGTAATCTTGCAAATCCTGACCAGCAGGATTACATGAAAGATCTTGATGAATGCGCCCCAGAAGATCAACGTACAGAAAATAGAGAATATATTGCTAGAGAAAACCTAGCATTACCAACTGGACTTCCTTACATCACTTTTTCGAACAATGGATTAAGCGGTCTTCAGGTAAATAGATTTGAAATTATAGAAGATTACACTTATCCATTAAGCTATGCAGAAGCCAAGAGCCTGGAAAGTGAAACATCTTATAAAAACCATGTAGACAAATATGCTTTAATTACTTTAGCCAAAACCACTCTTGATCGATATGGCTTTACAATTCAAGAAGCTCTGAGAGCCGAATTTTACTCCTGGTATCCGGGATACCCATATAGATTATTGTTGGAAAGCGAAAATAGAGCATTTTACATGAGGATTACTGGGGCAACCTGGAGTGTTAATCAAAATGAAGCTGTTTGTTCATTTGAGAGCATGATGGTGTCTGAATATAGCGGACATGCAGGCTATCCAACTCTCTCGAACTCACAATTACAGTATTTATTACCAGAGGTTATCTCAGCAACTTCTTCTAACAACAGCATTGCCAATCATGAAGCCACTTTGGGTAATTCAGTTAGGTCTGTTACTGTTACTGTTACGCCTAGCCCTAGTCCAACGCCTCCTCCCAGCCCTGTTTCTGTTGCTGTAACAAGCCTGCCGACAATCAACCCCGTTTTACTGAAGCCTTTACTTTCAATTGCACAGCCAATTGTATTCACCCTGCCTGTTCGTCCCTCTATCGTCGCAGCTAGCCTCATACCATTAACCCCGACCCCTGGTCCGGTTGCTATTCAGTTCAACCTTCCGATTACCTTGAGCTTCAGTTCGATACCAATCAACTTTGGTACAATCACTGCTCCAATAAATTCCTTGAACATGGGAACAATTCTTACTCCAAATACACAAGCAATTAATCTCGGTACAATCACTGCCCCCACTCTTTGATTTATGGAATACTAGGCGGAATTTAGGGACCAGATGGCTATCATAAGTGCGGAGGAGCTGAATAATCAGGTTGTAGATCTGTATACTGGTACTGATTATTTTTACGGTCTTCTTCTGAATGCACCCGGCACGACCTTCACTGGTGCTAGCACGCTTGAAGATGTACTGGCCTTTGAGGTAAATTCAAGCATCGGTGGTTACGAAAGACAAGAGTTTTATTATGTTTCTGGCGATATAAATACATATAGCGGTGGTGTATCGGTTGACGCCAAAAGAATTACTTTTACCAATAATGCAATTGCCGGACCGTCTACCAATTGGGACGTTACCCATGTAGCAGTGATTCGATCGCCGTTAACGCTCTCTGCGAGTAATGTAAAGTCAAATTATTGCACCTTCAATCAATCTGCTACTGGTGTTGATATTGTAAGCAACAGACTGACTGTTTCCAGTACTACTTTTCTAGCAAATGGTTATGCTGCAATTGTTTATCCGGCCTCCGGTCAAAGCCTACCTGCAGGCATAACTGCCGATACAGTTTATTATGTTAAGGTTATATCCTCTGGTATTATTGAACTTTATACTACTTCCGCCTTGAGTACTATAGTGGATATTACTGGCGTTTCTGCAGGTATTGGATTTATCAAGAACGCTAATGGTAATTTGTTTGGCACCTATGCTCTACCGTCTAGCGTGACTGTTGCCGGTACTCAAAGCGTGATTTATGATATAAGCGTTAAACAGGGTCAATAACTATGGCGGATCCCCAGGGGATTATCACCAGGAATACTGATCTTCGTAAGAGCAACCGAGTAGGGGCTCAACCGGTATCCCTTAAAGATGGATTATACAATGCATTGAATGGTGCAGAAGAAGGAGTGTATAATCATAAGGTTAGATGGCAGGGCTACAATAGTTCTAATAATCCTATAGTAAAGGCCTATGGGACTACATTGGTTGTTGACCAAATCCATGGTTCTAAAGGCATTCCGAAAGGTACGGAAGTCGTATTAAGGGCATCTGAAGGATTTACTTCTATTGATTTTCGCTAATGATCCCAATTCAATATTTAAATCGAATTCTTAATGATGCCTATAGAAGAGCAGAACTTGGCTCAAGGCGAAAGGTAGAACAAAACAAAAAAGCAAATACCAGAGGTTATAACAGTAACAATGACTTTGAGGCGAAGCCATCGACTGGCAGTAGCAGGAAAGTTGATTTTACTTATAATGCAGGGTTACCCAGAAATAGAAAAGTTGTCATTGATGATTTGGATGCAATCAGTAGTCAATCATCGGTAAAGAGAAAAAAACTAGAAGAATACAAAGAATTAGACAAATCATATAATTATGAATATTTTCAAATCAGCAGAAGGGATGGCTTTTGCGCTATTTTGCGTATCGGCGTATTAAAAACCGCTACATCTGAAAGTCTGAGAGAAAAAACCAAGAGGATAAAAGCCAAAAGAAAAGCAAGTGATTCCCTAAAAAAAGATAAAATTATAGCACATATTGTTGTTTTAACATATGGAGCGGTTTGGGAGCCAGAAAATATATTTGTAGATGGTGTACTCAAAGTTGGCTCTCTTAAATTTAACGAGCAGAACTGGACCAAGTTATTTACACCCGGACTTATTACTTCTAATGAGCCCATTAGCAATAGTCCAGGATCTTACACTTCGATAAGATTTTGGGAGAAAAGTAGTATCATCGCGAATGGGATCGGGACATCCACCGGGGTATCTCAATTTCCATTAAGGGTTACTGACTATACTGGATCTGGATCTTTATTGCCAAGTTTCGATTTACCTACTTATCCTTTTGATCGTCAATTTGTACTCGATCTTCATAAGGGGGTTTGCGATTTTGCTTACATAAGAAAAAATACACCAGCAGGCACCCCCGCAGACACAAAATTTTCTATTGTCAGTGAAAAAGACTCAAGTCATAAAATTTTATATACAACCAATGTTTCTGGAGGTGGTCCAAAAGCAGAAAGTTTTGGAGAGCTTAGTCGTGATAGCTATGAAGTATACAATATTGGCAGGAAGCGATATATTGATGCCCAGATTTCGTGGGGCGCTCCTTTGGTTATAGATCGGAATCAAATATTAGTTAGTGCGGTAGGTCATATGGAAATTACCCTCTCCCCCCATGTCAGTACAGTTTACTCAAGGGATATTCAGCAATGGGGTCTGATTTTTCCAAAAGGTTTCACTTTTACTGGAACGGGGATCAGTGGTCAACCTTCCTTCTCTCGAGGAGCAAATCAAGAACATACCAAGCTGGCTGTAATATTAGATGGAACAAATAGCACAGTATATGTGGCGAAGCAGGATAACACAGACCCAAGCTTGGCAGGCCCTGAGAATTTCTATATCAGTGATGTATTTGTTTTGCCGGAATTTTCGGTGGAAGTTCATGGTGAAAAACTATGGTTAAATTATTATACGACAGTTAGTGGTATAGATTCGCAGCCAATCCAAGCAAATGCATTGATTTGGAGTGATTGGAATAACCCTCATCCAATTCATAGCTTCACGGATCCGTATTGGAAAGTCTTTATACCACAAGGTCAATCAGTCTTCTATGTGATTGAAGACAATAGTGGAGCCAAAGATGAACAAAAATTATGTAGATGGTGTGTGTCGCAAAGAACCTCGTATTCTTCATATACTTATAGCTGGATAAAAAATGACTTTCTTGCTTTCAAAGATAATCCACTTTCTGGCGGGCTTGAGCTTAAGAGTGCAACAATTATCCCAAAATTTCCAGGTGATCCAGAATTGAACTATACGGTAAGCAGTGGCACTGGCTATTTAAGTGACACTTATTACTCAAATCTAACCGGTGGTTTACTACCTTTGCTTAGATATGCCGAAAGTTCTTATGCTTTACCTAAGGAGAAAAAGATTACCGTCAAGCTTACGGAAGATGGAGACTTGTATGTTTGTCAACCTGGTAGCGACAGAGACTTTGGATCTACTGAGTTCAGTCCACTTGTCAAAAATGGGACTCCCGGAAAATTAATACCTTTCAAAACTGCAAATATTGCTGACAGACTTGAATTACCGGATACGTCTATATATCCGTCGAGGCGGGCACCCCTTTTCACATCTATGCCATTAGAAATTCAGACGATTCCCAGTTCCGCGCGGTCTGTTGCCACCATGTACTTTAAACCCGAGAATTATAATTTAACTGCTTCTTTAGGCATTATTTCCATGGGTGGCGCAAATTTCAATGGGAATATTGATGATACCCAGGTTTCTATTGACGAGATTTCTGAAGTGTTGTTTCATACGGTTCAATATAAACGCAAAATTTATTATTATGGCTGATCTTAATTATACAGCAAAGGTAAACTAAACTGCTTTCAAAAAGACCATGCCTTTACAAATTAGACGTGGATTGTCGTCTCAGATGACATCAAGTGTCACACCAGAGGTTGGTGAACCTATTTTTACTACTGATACCGATAAGCTATATATTGGCGATGGCACTACAACAGCAGATGTACTAGTTCCCGTCAATCCAGATATGGACACGAGGGACTTGGGAGACGTTTCTACATCTTTACCTGTCGATGGCCAATTTTTACTTTACGATAGCGCATTGACATCTTATGTTCCAACAAACGCAACAATAGATAACTTAACCAATGTAGATATCACTTCGGTCGCGAACGGTGAAACATTGGTATATAATTCGACAACATCTAAATGGGAAAACGGAGCAGGTGGCGGCGGTGGAGGTACTCTAAGTGGTTTATCTGATGTTACAATTACAAGCGTTGATGACGGCGATCTTATTAGATATAACAGTGTAACGGGTAAATATATTAATGATCCGTATGCAAGAGGACTATCAACTTTGATTCCCGCTTATATGGGCGGTGGCGCACAGATAGAGGCGGTTGGTGGCAACACTTCTTTACTTTTTGTGAACGGTCCTGGTACCTATGCTGGAGTTATGGATAACTCATTTAGTACTGGTACCATTGGACAATGTTTAACGGCTGATGGTAATGGTGGGCTGAATTGGGAGCAGTTATTGCTTGAGAATGCAGCAGGTGGTACTCTTTACGATGCGGTAGATGATGCTGCTGCTGCTAGCGGAGGTGTTCCGGTTGGCGGCATTTACAGAGATGGATCAACGCTGAAGGTAAGAGTTTCGTAGGAATAATATGCTGCACCTTAGGCGTGACGCCTGTTACTTATGAGCGAAGAAAACCTTCAGGCTACCGAGACGGAGTCTGTAGCGCAAGAAAACGCTACCCAAGATCCTAAGGATGGGAAAACCTACAGTCCTGAGGAAGTTGCCAATCTGATGAAGGCCTTACGGTCTGAACGAGAAACTCGCAAGACCTATGAGCGTCAGATAAGAGAGAAGGATAACCAACTTCAGCGATTTGCTGATGTTAATCCTGATGAATACGAAAAGCTGCTAGTCGAGGCTTCTCGTGCTGCTGAAATCGAATCACGTTATGGTGAATCCATTAGAGCGATTGAAGAAAAGTACGGTCGACAAGCTGCTGAAGCCGAGCAGAAAGCAAAGTTTGCCGAATCTCGAATTCAAGAATTAAACAAAAGATATGCACTTGAAAAAGTGTTTAATGCAGTCGGAGGTCGTACCGATGCTGCGGATGGCGTATCGTTCTTCGATATGTTTGCCGATCAAATGGGGGCACGTTTCCGGCAAGAATCTGATGGTTCTCTGACGGTTGTTGATCAACAAGGTGATCCTTTGCTGGATTCGGAAACTGGTAAGCGTTTGACTTCTGAGGATTTTGTCGCTTCATTCAAGATCCATCCTGTTTACGGGACATTCTTCAAGGGCGTCAAAGGCTCGGGTGCTGGGCTTAATTATGGTGGTACTGATAACAACGGTATTCCCATTGAGGATCTCAGTGGATTGAGTCGAGACGAATTATTCCAAAGAGCATTTGGTTAGGATCAAGGCCCCGCAAGGGGCTTTTCCATTAGGAATAATAATCTTTTGGAATTATATGTTAGAAAGCACCCGGTTTTTGTCGGACTGTGATAGTTGGACTGGCGGGGTGTTTCGATGTAGGGCGTGATGCTCAACAAAGTTTCACCTTTCCTTTTTGTTCAACTTAGGAGTTATTTAAAATGGGACTTAGTCTCGTCGAAGCTAAAAAGCATTCGCGCAATCCCCAGGAACTCGCAATTGTTTCCGAGTTAGCTGCCGGGCCTCTGCTTTCTGTGATGCCTTTCCGCGAAATCCAGGGCAATGGTCTGTTCTGGAAGCGTGAAGAGTCGCTTGGCGACGTGGGCTTCAGAAACTATAACGCTAACTACAGCGAGAACTACGCTGAAGTTAGCCAGCAGTCTGAGAGCCTCCGCCTGTTCGGTGGCGACATCAAGATTGACCGCGCTATCCTTGACCTCGAGGGTCCTGAATCCCGCGCTTATCAAGTGCAAGCCAAGACTCGTGCAATGCGTCTGGCTTGGGAATCCCTGTTCATCAATGGTGATTCCAACCAGTCTCCTGCTGAGTTCGACGGTCTGGCTACTCGCCTGCCTGCTGCTGCTTTTGCAACCAACAGCCAGGTGATCCGTAACGACACGACCGCTCAGCCTCTGGATCTGGGTAAACTGGATGAGGCTATCGATGCTGTGGATGCCCAAGGTGGTACCAAGTATCTGGTCATGTCCAAGTCTGCTCGTCGTCATCTGACCTCGATTGCACGCACCTCCGCTCAAATCGACATCGCTCGTAATGAGTTCGGTTATCAGCAGATGGTGTATGCCGGCCTGCCCGTGATCGAACTGGATCGCGACCACCAGAACGCCGCTATCCTCGATTCGACTGTCGCTGATCAGAGCATCTTCGTCGTAACGTTCGGCAACGATCTGCTGACTGGTATTCAAAACGGTGGCGTTCAGGTTCGTGACCTGGGTGAGTCCAGCGCTTCTCCTCAGGTTGTGATCCGCGTTGAGTGGTATTGCGGTTTAGCCATGGTGAATGGCCGCTCTGCTGCTCGTCTGACCAACGTCGACGCATCCTGATAAACGGGGCTACGGCCCCTGTTCCCTTTTTTGTACCTCTACCCTTTTAGATAAATGGCTGCAAGATCTACTGGTATTTTTCCTAGAGAAAAATTTGATTTAGACGCCAATCTGGTTGTCACTACTTCTGATGTAGACCCTGGTGTGACTTTCACCGGAATCAGAACCATCCGTTGCATTCTGGTCAACACCACCATTACTGGTAACGCTACTGTTACCTTTAACGTTGGTGGCAAGGATGTTGTCTTCACCGCTGACGATCTCGATCCGAACGGTGTCGGCATTGCTCATGTCCGTGGCGCACTATGCGACACTGATAACCTCGTTAACTTCACTCCTGCTGCCAATGCTGGTACCGTTAGCGTTGGTGCTGCTTTCCTCGATATGGTCGACAACGTCTGCTGAAATTGACGAAAACGGAATAATAGGGGTGGCTAGGGTCACCCCTTTTTATTGTCATGCATTTACCTGAACTTCCTACTATTTTCGTAAAGAACGGTGAGGAGCGCAAAGCTTACTTTACTGTTCAAGCCAAAGAACTTGTCGAGGCTGGATGGGTTCAGAAGGGCACCAAAGAGCACAAGCCCTCAGCCGCGAAAACCAACCAAAAGGCTACTGGAGCCGTAGAAGAAATCAAGCCCGTATCTGAAGCACCCAAGGAAGAGGCTGCAAAATGAATGAGGATATTCAATATTTGAAAGGTCCTCGCATTGTAGATGGCGTCAATCTTGACGCCGACATTCTTGCTTCTCATCCAACCATTCAAAGGCGTGAGATCAGTGATTCTATTAATGATGGGAGTTTAGGTAAGCCTGCTTATGCTCCTAATTCACAGAACAAAGATGGTTCACCTTTTTGATATGCCATTCAAATCAGAAAAACAAAAGAGATATTTATACGCAAAGGAACCTGCTGTTGCGCAAAAGTTTCAGCGTGAAGAAGACAAACAGAAACGGCAACGCAATATAAAAAAAAAAGAAAAAGAAAAGGAAGCCTAAACAAAAGGAGTTAGTATGGCGTTATCGCTGATTGCCGCAAGAATGACCTCTGGACCTAAGTCCAAGAGTGGTAAGGTCATTTCTGAATATGGCAGCAAGGCTTCTCCCGTAAATAAGATTAGGCGAAACGGTGCCACTGATCGCTATAGAAGGAAGGGAGGAGAGGCACCCGCTAAAGGTAGTGGGAGAAGATAATGGCTGGCAAATCAAGATCTGCTGAGTTTTACGCCAAGAATCCTGAGGCACGTAAGAAAAAGTATGCTTACGATAAGAAGAGGAATGCAACTTCTGAACGCAAAGAATATCGTGCAGAATTAGCAAGAGAGCGTCGCGCTAGAGGGATTATGGGTAAAGGTGGCCCTGATGTTAGCCATGCTACTGGAGGGGGTTTTAAGCTTGAGGATCCCAAGAAAAACAGGGCGAGGAATGGTCACGGAAATAATGGCAGACTAGCGCCTGGAAAGGGCACAAAAAAAGCCAAGCGCTGATTTTGTGGCAACCTAAAAAAGCCTGATTTGTTCTATGGCGACGCGGATTAGCAGTGCAGAATCAATCCGCTTAGCACTCCAAAAGGATGCACTTGTGGCGTCTATTTTGGAGGTAATTTCTATTGATATTTCGGGTCGTGCGCCGATTGCTCTTGGTCCATCGGCAGCGATCAAAAGGATTCCGAATATTGATGGTTTAGAAGCGGCGTGGGATCTAGAATTTATTGGCTTAACGGATGAAGAAGCTTCTATAGTGGCAGATGCAATACGTTCGTTATTCATTGATTCAGAGGTTTCTTTTAGTTCGTCAAAACTTACTGCTCGGATTTACAGCCTTGTTACGCCGCAATTAAAAGCTTTTGTTGAACAAGCGAAGAAAGATGAAGAAGATCGCAATCGCGTGAAGCGCGTTGAGAGCGCCATACAGGTTGCTCAAAGCGTCAAAGACGGGAAAGATGGCGCAATAGGCTCACAAGGCCCTCAAGGCCCTCAGGGGCCACCGGGAGTGCCTGGTGATCCCGGACCACAGGGTTTACCAGGTAGAGACGGCAAAGATTTACTTGCTACCGATGCGACTCTTAATGATCTCAAGGATGTTTATATTGAAGACAGCAAAGTTGGGCAAGTATTAACATACGACGGAGCGACTTGGGTTTCCCGTTATGCACCGCAAATATCCAAAGCTGCTGGTGGCGGTGGTGGTGGAATCACCTTGCCAAGTGGTGGCAATGAATTCGCAATACTTGAGAAAGCTTCTTCTGCTAATAATGATTATAGATTTACAAATTCACCTACTCATGATAGCGTTAAATTTGATACAACTTATGTCGCAACACCTACAACGGGAGAATTACTTTGGGATCCGGATGATCTAAGTTTAAATCTGGGAACAAATGGTATTCAATTACACTTAGGACAGGAAACTGCTGTTTTATGTAGAAATAACAGCAATACTGTAACAATTCCGAAAGGTACTCCTGTTATGTTTGCGGGAACCTTAGGAACTAGTGGTCGACTAAAAGTAAAACCCGCTATTGCAGACGGATCATTACCTGGATATTACTTTTTTGGTGTTACTGAACAAAATATACTTGGTGCATCTGATGGTTTCGTAACAACTTTTGGCAAGATACGCGGTATTAATACTACTGCATTTGCGGATGGCGACATCCTTTGGTGTGACCCTTTAACCCCAGGTGGATTTGTTAATGTTGAACCTACGGCACCCAACCTGAAACTTCCTGTCGCTGCGGTAATTCGCTCCCATAGCAATGGTTCAATATTTGTTCGATGGAATACCGGTACCAGGCTTAAGGATTTAAGTGATGTTGAAGCGAATGGCTCAAAAGTTGATGGAGACATATTGACATGGGTTGCGGCATATAATAGATGGGAACCATCAGCTATCGATGGGGGCGACTTTTAAAATTTAGCAATCAGGTACCCTAATTTAGGGTTACTGTATTCCGTGACGCCAGGCACACTTGATATAACTGTATACCAGAAATCAACATTTAGTCTAAATGTTGATGTAAGCTTTAGCTTAGTAGGCCATAGCGTTTATGCGCAAATTTGGGATAGTAGAGCTTTAACAAAAATCGCTGATCTAACCGTAACCGTAACCAATGCGGCAGCAGGTCAATTTACCCTAAGTCTTAGTCATACTGTTACTACAACCTTGACGAAATCCGTTCTGCGTAATGCCGTCTGGGATTGCATGGTGGTTTATAGTACCGGTGTTAGGGAGTATATACTAGAAGGCGACGTATTATTTGACCCTGGATATACGGTGCCTTGACCTGTTCGAAACAGAACAATGGTTAACGTTAACGTACAGTCAAGCTCAGTCATTGTTTCTGGTACTTCTGTTGCGGTTACATCAACCCCAAGCGTATCCACCACAGTTTCCGGAGGTACTACTGTATTGGTGGATAGCGTTCCCGTTGTTAACAGTGTAGTTCCCAGTCAGCAAATTATATCTGTAGATTCATTACCTACGGTTAGCAATATGCTGACTGGGGTTAGAACATTGGAGGACTTGCTGGATGTTGACTTGACTGGAAGAATAGACCAGAGCTTGCTCGTTTATGACCAGTCGACAGGATCTTTTACCACTGCTCAGGGTCATACTGTTCCCAGCATTGCCGATGGAGGCAATTTCTGATGAGTAACACCATCCGCATCAAACGTAGATCTTCTGGTGCTGCTGGCGCTCCAGCTAGCCTTCAAAATGCAGAAATTGCTTTTAACGAAGTAGATAATACACTCTATTACGGAAAAGGTACTGGGGGTGCTGGAGGCTCTGCTACCACCATTGAGGCCATTGCTGGTCCTGGTGCATACGCAACGCTAACCAGTGCTCAGACTATTAGTGGTGGCAAAACATTCACTGGATCTGTTTCGCTTGGTTCTTCCGCTACTGCAACAACGCAATCCGCAAATAACAATAGTACATCTGTAGCGACTACTGCTTACGTTGACGGTGCTCTTGCTAGCTTTAGCAGTACTTTAACTGTTGCAGCAGATTCTGGAAGTGCGGAGACAATTGATCTTGCGACTGAATCGCTAACAATCTCTGGCGGTACTGGACTCAGTTCAATTACCAGTACAAATCATGTTACCTTAAATCTTGACAATACTGCGGTAACCAGCGGCAGCTACGGTTCGGCTACTGAAGTTGGGACTTTCACTGTTGATGCGCAGGGTAGATTAATTGCTGCTTCTAATACATCGATTAATATTACCGCATCACAGGTTTCTAATTTTAGCAGTGCGGTTCAATCCGAATCAATTAGTGATCTAATAGCTCCTACGGGTGCGTTGAATTTAAATGGTCAGTTTATTCAGTTTCTTGCTGATCCGATAAACGCTCAGGATGCTGCCACAAAAAATTATGTAGATAATATTGCTGCTGGCATTCATACCCATGAAGCTGCCCGCGCAGCAACTGCAGCCGCTCTACCTAGTTATACATATAGTAATGGGACTAGTGGTGTTGGCGCAACATTAACTGGCACCTCTAATGGCGCTTTGTCGATTGATGGTGTAAGCGTATCTCAGAATGATAGAGTTTTAATTAAAGATGAAACCTCTGGTAATGCTCCATACAATGGCGTCTACGACGTAACCACAGTTGGAAATGCCAGTAATCCATATGTATTAACTCGTTCTACTGATTTCGATCAAGATACCGAATTACCGGGATCATTTATCTTTGTTTCAGAGGGATCCACCAATGCAGATAATGGTTTTGTTTGCACGACGGATTTACCTATAACAATTGGCAGTACTGCCATTAGCTTTACCCAGTTTTCTGGTGCAGGTCAAATCGCCGCAGGTGATGGTTTAACCAAATCGGGCAATACCTTTAATGTTGGGGGAACCACTGATCGCATAACTGTTGCAGCCGATTCGGTCGATATTGCCGCTACTTATATTGGGCAATCAAGTATTACGACCCTGGGTACAATTACGACCGGAACTTGGAATGGCACATCGATTGCGATTGCAAACGGCGGTACCGGTGCGACGGATGCTGGTACAGCAAGGACAAATCTCGGATTGGCTATTGGCACTGATGTTCAAGCATACAATGCTGAACTGAGTACCCTAGCTGGCATGGGGTCGGCGACTGCCAGTGCCTTGGCTATTTTAACAGCAGCGGAAGTTCAGTCAATTGATGGTTCAACAAGTGCAACGGCAACCACACTTGCTGCTACCGATAGATTTGTTGTTAACGATGCTGGCAGTATGGTGCAGGTTGCTTTGAGCGATCTGGTTACGTTCTTAAAAGATGACACTGCATCTGGTTTTGATATTGATGGTGGCACTTATTAATAGATAGCAGAAGGTAGAATATAGTTGATTATACTGGCTACATAGTCAGTTGGGTCCCGCTAAATAGCCTGAAGAAGACTGCCAAATGGCAAACACTGTTAAATTACGCAGATCAGCTACGTCTGGGTCTATCCCCACAACTGCGCAAATTGCCTTAGGGAAAGTTTCAATTAACACTTTTGATGGCAAGGTTTTTCTCAAAAAATGATGGTACGGAATCCATCGTAGAGGTTGGAGGTATAAGCTATACGATCAGTTCAACGGAAGAGTTTTCGTCTTTGATGTCAGATCGATCAAAGTTGCCAGTTTATCCAACAAGGTAAATATTACGATACAATAATTATTAGATTATCATAGGGCTTATGTATTGCGATAAAGCACAGTTAACCGCATTTATACAGGCTTATGCCATTGCCGTTAAAACTGAAAATCAAATACTCATGGGATTAGCGGGTGATGCTATCAATAAACTGCTTGACACAATACAATTTGATGATAATAATGGAATAGATCAAGAAGCAAAACCTTCGAGCAGTAGGAAAAGAAAAATAACAGATGAAGAATTTCAGTAAATGAGGTAGAATAAATAGTCAACCAAATACCATGAAAGAGTCTGAATCGCCCGTATTTGGGATAATCGAGAACTCTGTACCAATTCTACTTGGTGCTGCTTGCATAGGTTTGGCGGGTTTATTTGTGCAAGTGGCGAAGCTTGACAGTCACATGTCCAGTGTTATTCGTGACATCCAGGAGCTAAAGGTTGATTCAAAGGATCGTATCAATGAGCTAGAAAGAAGGGTGCGAGATTTAGAAATGAAGAGACGTTGATTGGTTGGCAAACTAAATCGATCGCATAAGGACCATGGGCTTTTTTGCTTGGTTGCTTGAAAATCATACGGATGTGTTTGCTGTATTAATGACACTGCATGCAGCAGCGGTTGTTATTGTAAACATGACTCCAACTCCAAAAGATGATGAGGTCGCAGGGAAAATATACAAAGTAATTGAAATGGCTGCTGGTATTTTTACAAAGATTGCGAAAAAATAGGGAGACTATGCGGCATAACTGTCGCCTTGAGTTTCTGTCATGTCAGCTCTTAACTGGCAAGATATTGCATTAATTGCAAAAGATTTGGGCGTAAAATATTACGATCTTCTGGCTGCGCAGTGGGCGTTGGAAAGCGGATATGGCAAGTATGAGTCCGGCAAGAATAATTTTTTTGGTTTAAAGGGTAAAGGAACTGTTAAAAGAACAAGAGAAGTATATAACGGTAAAGAGGTATTCATAGATGACGAATTCATGGATTTCGATACCCCCAAGGATTGCATTAAATATATTGCAGATAGGTGGTATAAGGATTATCAGGGTTACCAGGGTGTAGACAGAGCGGCCAATCGAGAGGCTGCGGCAATCGAACTTGAAAAGCAAGGTTACGCCACTGATCCAGAGTATAGCAAATTACTAATTACATTAATGAAAGAGAACGCGCCGATTACGGCTGCGACTACAAAAGACACGCCAAGCAAGGGCATCAAGTTAAGGGATGCTGCTAAATATTATGAGGAGAAACCCCATCAGGTTGAGGCCTGGGACAGGCTGCAAGCAACCTTGACGGCTGATCAGATCAAGACCTTTGAAACTCTTTACAGGGGGAGCTTGGAGACGCCCGGAAAGAGCTCTAGCGAGTTCCCCTTGAAAGTTCCCTATTATTACCAAAGAAATAGTACAACGGGTCATGGCGAAAGAATGTGCCAATCCAGTTGTATCTCAATGGCAATAGAATATATTTTCCCCGAGGTAATCGATGGAGATGATGATAGCTGGTTGCTGGAGGTATTCAAGCATGGAGACACAGTTTCGCAAATTGCGCAAATGAAAGCTCTTAAAGCGAATGGCATTGAAAATGTAAAATTTTTGATGGATGGTTCAGAAAAAGATTTAATTAGGATTTTAGATAAGGGCTATCCTATTCCTGTTGGAATTTTGCATAAGGGATCTGTTGGGTCACCCAGTGGTGGTGGTCACTGGATTTTGCTGATTGGTTATAATAAAAAGTATTTCTATGTTCATGATCCATTTGGTGAATTGGATGTAATTAATGGTGGATATGTAAAAACGGATCCTAATGATGGAAAAAATCAAAAGTATACCAGAACCAATTTAATGAAGAGATGGTTGATCGCCAGTAAGTCTGATGGCTGGTATTATGATTTCTCACAAGCGAGATTAGTATAATGACAAATCAACAAGTATTAATACCATTCCTGCCTGGATATATGTGGAATGGCGTTAATCTAGAATCGACCGGAGTTGCTCTTCCGCCAGCGCAGGTCATTAATCCTGAAAATGGAGAAATACGTTATTACATCAAGCCGATTGGCTGGGTTTGTTCGGCATATATCCGCCGGAATGGAATTCTCTCATACCTGGAAACACTTCATTAGCAACCCAAGTTGTAAACCCTTCTGAAATTAAATAGGCTCTTTTGTCGGCAAGAGTATGATCGTTTACTTCTTCGGTGACTAGAACACCAGAACGGAATCCGCAAAGTCGCATTTTATTAACCACGACTTGAATTTATTCTAGCATCTGCATCGTTAATCATGCCGTGAATATAGGATTGGATTCTGGATTCTTTCCAATCATGATCATTAAAAAGGATATTTGCAATTATATTTAGATCGTTTTCATGATCTTGATTCCATTCGCCTTGAATGACGGCATCTTCAACAACTAGATTAATTTGAGATAGAACATTTAATTCAGTGATTTCTTCTTGCTGTTCTATAATAGATGTCGCATGATTTATTCTGTTTTTATCTAACATCTTAAGAATAAGGAAACCTGTTTCCGAGTTAACAAAAATAAGCCAATCGGCTAATGCTTGTATAGCAGAAGTAATCAGATTACTTGAGGATGCAACCAATGTAAATAGATAGCCTTTCATTTCATAGTCCCAATGAAACTCTTGGTTTGTTCATATCCTGAACCTGTATTCCAGTATCATCAGATTGAACGGATGCCGTTTCATAATGCAGTGTAACTAAACTTTTACTGCAAAATCCTTTGACACTTTCAAGGATGCCGAGATCATAATTCCATACTGCTTGCCTTCCTCTAACCTTAGAATGCCATACTTCTAGGGGTCTATGCTGATCCTTTTTATCATCACTTGATGGCTGCCTTCTGATAATCCAGGCGGCATGGGCAACGTGCGAGAGAGCGTCTGTTCCACGGATTTCATTCAGTTGAGGCTCTTTATCGGATCCAAAGTTTTCGAGCCCGACCCTGTTGGTTTGAGCCAAAACAAATAGATCAACATCCAATTCCTTAGCTGCCGTCATAAGTTTATAAGCTCTATCCTCTAACATTGAACTTGGATTAGTTGTTGAACTACCTTTATGACGTGCTAAGGCATGGAAGTGATCAATTACAATAGCACGAAGTTCTGGGTCTTTTGCTTTCATGCTGCGCATTGTATTAATGCATGCGTCAACACAAGCACCCCATGGTGCTTCAACTAAAATTTTGCCACCTACTTTTTCTAATTCTTGAGCAACATATGCAACAATTTCTGCAACTTTATGTTGAGCCTTTGTTGCGCCAGGAAGTTCTAACTCACCAACAGTTACGTGGCCCAGTCCATTAGTTGTTGACCAATGTGGTTTAAAAGTGGCTTTACTAATGTTTGCAATGATTCGAGCTTCAATTGAGCGTGCATCAAGTTCTGCTGAGATAAATCCTACCTTTAAGCCGCCAAGACCGAGTGAGGATGCTATTTGAACGCCCAAGGCGGTTTTACCAACGCCTGTTCGAGCGGCAATAACCATTAGTCGGCCAGCCCTTGGCACACCGGGACGAGGCTTGGTGACACCACCTTCTATGTCCAAATCAAAGGCGGGAACTCCGGTCGGGATGGGTGCGTCTTGCTCTTTAGCGTTAAGGATATAATCGGCCCAGTTCAGTCGGCCATTTCCTGGATCACCTGCGATGGCTTCGGTAAGATCTACAATTTGGCCTTGATTCCCGATTGTTCCACTCAGCATGCCAATCCCTTCCATGATTCGTTTATGGACGAATTCATGCGCTGACTCTAAGTTTGGATCAGTCTTCAAGTATTGAGATGCTTGATATAATGTATCTTTATAAAGAGATAATACTCGTTTTTGTTTTAAAATATCTAATGCTGTATTCCATTCTGAATCAGCATCGCCGAAAACACGCATAGCGGAAAGTGATGACAATTCAGAAATTGTTGTACAGAAATCAGAAAAGGGTACTTCTAATTCTTTTTGTGGTAAATTTTCGTAGCCTGTGATAAGACTTGTAGGAGAGATTATTTTTCCAGTGCGTTCACCGATAAAGGTGAGATCGATTTCTTTTGCGATTATGCGCAATACATTTATCGACCAAAGGCTTGGGGGAAGTTCTTGTCCATGACCAACGCCGAAGGCAGTTCTAAATTGTGACCACAATTCGCGTGCGACACCCGAGGCGCTACCTAGAACCCTGGACAGAACTATAGATTCTTGTGTTTGAGTTTCATCTCGGTCGGCGATAGTCGATGGTTGTAGTTTCTCGACAATCCGAACAGTCGACATAACAGTATTGACTGCATCTTTATTAACTTTGGTTACCTTGCCGTTTTCAATTTGAAGCAGAGCAAGCTCGGCTGCCTTATTGATGTAATAGGGAAGATTAGAGTCAGGGTTCATTTTGAGCAGTTTCCTGGTTAAAAATGGTTTCAGAGAATTTGTCGATTTCCGCTTGCCATTTATCAATTTCTAATTGATTTCTTCTGGCTTTAGCAAGATCAAGTCTATATTTCAAGTTAGCCAATTCGTTATTAAAAGTTTCTTTTGTTTCCTTTAGTAGGACTTGTTGGGCTTCATCGTTTACCAATCCAAGATCGTAAAATTTTTGCACATTGCCTCTTTTTTTCTCCTGTACTTTACCTGATCCAAATATCCCTTCATATGAACGATTGGTACATTCTTTTACCCACCAATCATCTTTATTTAAACCTTTACAAATTATTTTAATAAAACCTTCGACATCATTTTTATCATAATTAAGGTTAGACATATGACTGACTAGTGCTTGCCAGCGATCATTTCCAAAACTATTTAAGCTACTATATGTGTCAGGTTTATAAAAATTCCAGCTATCGATACAACGTTGTCGATCATTTTCGGTGGGTCGTTGTACTGTTGAGACTGGGGTTGTTTTTTTAGGCTTCTCTTCAACTTTTACAATCTCTTCTTTATGTAAAGCGATTTCACTTACCTCAATATGCCTAATTTGACTACGTGATGTTAAAATTTTTCTTTCGCTGTCGAGTTTTTTTGAGCTGTAAGCAATATAAGGATCTTTTAAGATTGCGATGCCCTCGTCGGAAATCTCAAGAAATCCTTGAGATATGAGTTGACCGAGGCAGTTTTTCCGCGCCTTGGTTTGGCAGTCGAGTTCGATCTCGCAATCTTTCCAGGTGTAGTCGGGACTACCCTCCTTGAGAGATGCGAGCCAAAGCCAGAGCAGTCGAGCCTGCTTGGAGAGGGAGCTGTTGCAAACGATTTCGCGGATTGGAGCCCGGACCCAACCGTTTTTGTAATCCCACGGACGATGGACCGAATGGAGCGGACCGGAAGGCACTGAAGGTGCGTCGTTCATCAACGTGTTTTGACCTGACAGAACATAGGGACGGTGTCAACCCCTGCCGCTCACAGCATATGGATTTTCATCGGGGGTTACCTGAGGAAAGGTTGCTTCAGGGAAGGTTTGGGGTTGTCTTAGGCAACCTTTGGGGGTGGTCTCAGGAAACCCAAGGGGGGTTGTCTTAGGCAACCCCATCCTTAGATATATATATACTAGATTAAAAAAGATTAAGAAGACTCTTATCATCATCATTAGTCTTATGCGCGAACCGGAAGAAAAAGTCCCCAAAAGCAGGCTTCTGTACAAAACCGAGGAGGCGTGGCTGAATGCCCAGGAGAGCAAGCGCCGCTACTGCCGGAGGTACCATGAGCAGCACCGGAAGGAGCTCTACGAGAAGAACAGGCGCCGCAAAGCTGCCAAGGCTGCTGTGGCACGACGGAAGAGGCAGCGGATCAAAAATCGATTCGATGCGGTCAACGAGGAGTTCGGCAAGGTAGTAATCCGACTGAACTTCGAGCTTTTGATGAGCCAGACAGCGATCTTCGACCTACTGGGTGGGCTGATCTCATCTCAGGACATTGCAAAGATTTGCAAACGCGAGCAACAAAGACTCCATAGACTGCGGGAAGCAAAAGCCAAACGCAATGCAAAACGCCATTGAGATCCCAAACTTGAGCGGGATTGCCACCAAGGACCTTGTTGAGCAGATTGGGTCTGGCAGCTTCAAGGCCAGTTACATCAACTGGTCTCGCACCATGAACCTCCTTAGAATGCACGCCCCAGGTTGGATGTGCGAAACGGTGTTTTCCACAGATGGTGGCCTGGTTCATCAGGCACCAGTTGGCGGTTACCTTCTGATCCGCTATCGCCACGTTTCCGGATTCACCACGCCCGAGGTTCCGCAGGCGATCATGGACCATCGGAATAATTCGATACCTTTTGAGAAGATCACTTCTCGAGACGTGACAGACACGCAGCGCAGGGGTGCTTGCCTGGTTGCCGCTATGCAATTCGGACTGGCATATGAATTATGGGCAAAGATGCCCCTGGAAAGCGGGTATGCCGTAGAGGAGTCGCGAGAGGTCCCTGTAAGCCCCTCCAAGGCCCCTGCGAACGATGTCTCGCCTAAACGCTCGACCAAGAAGAAACAGACCTCTGAGGCCGATTTCCGCGAGCTGGCGGCAGAGAAGGGGCTTTGCACTGAAGCCATCGATGCTCTCGTCGCCCGAATTGCTGGAAAATTTGACATCGGCGTTGACACCCTTAAATCAAAGGACGAGTCTTGGGTTGAGACTGAAAACTCTAAATTTCAAGAAACGTATTGACGATCTCGCCCTGAATCTCGCCAGGTTCTTTGATGGGACTATTGTTGAGATCTGCAATCTTAATTAAGGGGGGTTGACGCCCCCTTTTCTTTGCATATCATTGTTTCGTTGAATGAAAACAGTATGTCTTCGAGCGATGACAGTTTGCTCTTTTGGCTCAATAATGCCGGACGGTTTCATGTGTTATCGCAAAATGAAGTCATTAGGCTCTCCCGAGATATTCATGAGCACGGCGAAGATTCGCGTAAAGGTCAAAGAGCAATAAAAAAACTTGTCAATCATAATTTAAAATTGATCCCGATCATCACAAAAAGAATACTCGCACCAAGAAAGCTGTTTAAATTTGGAGATTCTCATACAATTGATCTTTTGCAGGCTGGTGTATTTGGTCTGTATCGTGCTGCAGTGCTTTATGACTATCGTCGTGGTTACAGGTTTAGTACTTATGCCCATGGATGGATATATCAAAACGTTCAAAGACATCTCTATAGTCTGACATCACTCATCTACGTGCCAGAACAGTACCATAGAGATCAAAAATATTTAACGGATATTAAATACATGACTGAAAAGCGCGAGCAACGCCCTCAGTACTACGAACGTTCACTAATGGCGCAAAACGCTCTCAGTCCTGCCTTGTCGCTTTACGCAAGAATTTCCGAAGACGAAGAAATCGAAAGACACGACCTGGCTTTACAGACCAATAAACTCGAGCCGATTGACTCTATTGAAGATATTTTCAATCTTTCTGAACTAGAAATTGATCCTGTTCATAAAGACATCGTCGTTCAGGTTTGTTGTTATAATGCCCGGATCATTGATCTTGCTAATAAATATCAGATGAATAGACATGAAATAAGGACAATTATGAATTCTACGCTTGGCAAGCTCAAAACTGCAATGAGCACATAGACTGAAGTGTACATCACAGGGACCCCACCCATGGCACAGACAATGGTTTCCGGCACGGTTGTATGCAAGCAAGGCGAACCCGCCGCAACTCTCCGTGAACTTAATAGCGGCACTAAGAGCCTTGAGTTCAGTGTTCGAGACACTGAGTACTTTTACTTTAAGGGCGATTCCAAGCCCGGCCAGTTCTACAAAGTACAGGTGATCGGCAAGCAAGCTGAAATTCTAGCTGAGCGCATTGAACGCGGTGATTTTATTGTCGCAAATGGCCAACAGGTTATGCGTGAATACAATGGGCGCACTTATGTCGACATCAAAGATGCGCGTGTAAACATGCCTTACAAAGCAAAAGATGAGACTGATGTAGCTTCTTCAATGTTTTGATCTGTCTTAGGTAGCCAATTGGGTGGGGTATAAGCCTCACCCCTTTTTGTTTGTATTATGTTTAGCTATTACGATTTAGAGGACTGCTATTATTGCGGTTCCCTTGGTGCATTAATTGATGATCTACCAATGATCACTCACGCCAATGTTAGGCCTTATGTGATTGCAGTCTTGCTGCATCGTGGTGCTGTTAGCTTTTCTGAAATTGTTAGCTCGATAAGCCCACACTGCCCGATTGATGATTTAAGAATCACAGATGATGCTGAATTCGAGAAATCCAGACTAGAGATTATCGTAGAAGAAGTTCTGGGTGAAATGGTCCAAGAAAAAATTCTTCGCTATAATGAAAACAGGGACTTCTGGGTTCTGTCGCCCGGATCTTACCATCAAAATGTACCTAAGGTAATATCATGGGCGTCAAGTCTTGGCGCTCAAATTCCTCATCACTTTACGTTAGAGATGTCCATAGCACTTAGCGATTATGGCAACAAGTAATTACATCGCAAAAAAGAAGGCTATTGATAACGCCGCTTGGATGAATCAACCGCCTCATCCTCTTCCCATCCTTCGTAAAGGATCAAAGGTTAATGTTTATCGCGGATCAGGATGGAGCGCTGCCATAGTTGTCAATAGCACACGGGACGGATGCTGTGTCGAATTTATTCAGTCTGGACAAAGAGTTAAAATCTACGATGCCAGAAGCCTTAAACCAGTAACAGATCAATGAACAACAATTGCATCAAAATTGCTCAAGCCTGTGATTCAATCAAGCAACTTCTCCTTGATAAGAATTTCAAGTATGGAGATAGCGCATTAAACCCAACCCGTATTTTCAGTAAGTCTTCTACTGTTGAGCAGTTGCTTGTTCGAATTGATGACAAGCTCAGTCGAATTAAGAAAGGTTCTGAATTGATCGCATGTGATGAAGATGTAATTCAAGACCTGATTGGATATCTGATCCTGCTAAAAATTGCATTAGCCGATTCCAAGCCATCTGCTGATGGGGAATATTTTGAAGAGGACCCTTGGAAGCTATTTGATGCAGCATATAGCTGGTCAGAAAGATGTCCGGACTGATGCAAAGCTATCCAGACGTGATTCTTAGGGTCAAGCTTATGTCCAAGGCTAGGCCAAGAGTTACCAGGAATGGCACCTTCATGCCAAAGAACTATCAAAACTGGCGCAAGGAAGTTGCGAGGCAAATGCAAGAGCAATGGCCATGCCCACCAATTGAAACCCCGATAGCGGTTGACATCTCCTGTGCTGGTGCTGCCCGTGGCGACATTGATAATTACATGGGGGCTATTTTTGATACTGGTAATAAAATACTTTGGGTTGATGATCGAGCAACAATCATTCAGTCGGCTTCTATTACCTACCAAAAAGCGCCAGAGAAAGAAAGCTTTATAAAAATTTCCATTCACAATATTGACGCTGAACTATAGCCCTTATACTGACAATAAATGGTGCTGTCGATGATCAGTAACGCCGAGGTTTGCTATTTTCAGCCAGATAGGCAGTATCGTGTTGAAGCCGGGGAGAATCAATCCAGCCTTAAACATATCCTGACCAGCCCTGCTCATTACCTGGCAAGCAAGCAAAGGCGATTTATGCCAAGTCCAGTAATGACAATTGGTACAGCTACCCATTGCAGGGTGCTAGAGGGCGATGAGATATTTGAATCATCTTTTGTTAAGAAACCAGACGACATTAAATTCACTTCTAAAGAGGGTAAGGAATGGAAAGACAGAAATAGCAAGAAGACAATCCTTGCTAATGATGGGCAGTACAGGCAATGGGATGCTGTTATGGGTATGTCAGAACGCCTAAGGCAACTCGAATGGTTTGACCCTTCTCAAAAGGATTATCGGAAATTCAATGAGGTGTCCATCTATTGGGATTACGAAGATATTCGCTGTAAAGCCCGTCTAGACAGGGTTTTAGTACTTGAAGATGAAGTTATTGTTGTCGATCTAAAAACGACGGATTCTGTTGATGTTGATAAATTTCAAAGTAAATCAATTGATCTTGGTTATGATTTTCAGGCTGGCTGGTATGCCTCTGCTGCTGAAGCCATTTACGGTAAGCCTGCTAGATTTATCTTTGTTGCGATCGAACGTAATGATCCTTATACAATAGATCTGTTTGAGGTGCCTGACTTCATGCTCAAAGAAGCTAAGCTCAAAAACCAACTGGCCCTGCAACTTTTGCGTGATTGCAAAAAATCTGGCGACTATCCAGTACCTTTACCAACCCTAAAGAATCTTAATTATCCGAAATGGTACAGCCCGTTGGACTTAGATAGAATGAATCAGACGACCAAAAGCCTTGAACCACTTTTCTGAATGTAAACTGGTTTCTGTTACGCCAGACGCAGAAAAGATAATTGTTTATTGTGCCAGGGTCAGTAATCCATCTGGCCAACAAAATGATGACTATGTAAAACTAATTAAGTATCTAATTAAACATCAACACTGGTCTCCATTTGAGATGGGGAATATGGTTGTTGAAATTAATACCACGAGAGGAATTTCTCCGCAAATTCTTCGACATAGATCATTTTCATTTCAAGAATTCTCACAGAGGTATTCTGATGTTGGGTCTTTGGGTTCTGCGTCAATTCCGCATCTTAGGAGACAAGATCTCAAGAATCGTCAAAACTCTATCGATGATCTTTCCACTGAAATTATCTCAAACTACTACAGACGCATAGGCGAAATCTTCGAAGAAAGCGAGCATCTGTATAAAGAAATGGTAAGCAATGGAGTTGCGAAAGAATGCGCACGAAGCATTTTGCCCCTTGCTTCACCTACTAGACTTTATATGAATGGCACCATCAGATCATGGATACATTATTTGCAAATTAGAAGTGGAATTGAAACTCAACTAGAGCATAGGCAAATTGCTCTACAAATTCTTGATATATTCAAGGAACAGTTTCCTACAATCCATGAAGCCGTTTTTTCTGATTAAACGGTATCCTACAGCGCTTATATAGGTTGGAATGGCGGTTCATTGCTACGATTTTAGGAAGGGATATACATTACCCCCTAGATATGGTAAGCATGAGAATGCCGAACAGTTTAGAGCATTTCAGGAGTATATGAGAATGGGACCCAAAAGGTCTCTTTCTGTTATTGCTGAAATGTATAAAAAAACTCTTGACACCATTCAGCACTGGTCAAAGAAATATCAATGGGAAAAACGAACTGCTCAATGGGATAAAGAGCAGGTTGCAATGATCTGGAAAGATACTGAAAAGCTCCGAGAGCAAAGACACAAGCAATCCATCATGGAGTTCCGTGATGCATCGGAACGCCAAGCACGTTTGATGATGGATGTTTCCGAGGATTTGCTTGAGGTCTTGACTAAACGTGTTAAACAGGCACATCAATCAGGTGAGGATGTGCCACTTCCTTTGGTTGCCGGTTTACTAAGAGCCACAGCAAATATTACAGAGCAATCAAGACAAGCCTGGGCTGCTGCCTTGGGCGTTGAAGACATGCTTCAATTAGTTGAACAAGAACTAGAGCGTGTTGAAGTTGTAGATATTAATGATGATGATGTCATCTGTCTCGATGAATAATTATGGCACAAAAACTAGGTAGAGATTACTTAAAAAGATCAGCCCGAAATCAGGGCATGCTTAAGGCGTTGCGTGATAAGAAGACGCAACAAAAAGAAGTTGGCGAGAGGATTGTACTTCATAAGTTCATTAAAAAAGTACATCCGAACTATAAATTTTACAAGTTCCACGCAACCCTAATTCAACAGCTACAAAAAGTTATTGACGGCGATTGCAATAGATTAATATTGCAAGTCCCACCCAGGACCGGCAAAAGTCTCCTTAGTTCACAATTACTTCCTGCTGCCTATCTATTAGCTCATCCAGATCGTTTTGTTGGTATTTCTTCTTACTCTGCTGAATTGAGTCAGGGATTCTCTCGTAAAGCACGAGAATACTTTAAAGATGGCGGTGGATTACTAGATCCTGTTCAGCAGGCTGTTAACGCTTGGGGTACACAAGGTGGCGGCGGCTTATGGGCAGCAGGCGTTGGAGGCGCAATTACTGGTCGTTCAGGTCACCTGCTGATTATTGATGACCCTGTCAAAAATAGAGAGGATGCAGAGAGTCCACGGATGATGGATAAGCTTTGGGACTGGTATGCATCAACCTTGTATACACGTCTTGAGCCAGAAGTTGGAGCAATCGTTGTTATTCAAACTAGATGGTCCGAAAATGACATGATCGGACAATTGTTTGAAAACGAAATGAACGTGTCCGAAAGCGGAAGAGAAAACTGGACAATTGCAGATTTTCCCGCTTTATATGAAGACAAAGGTAGTCGACCTATCCTTCCTAGTCATTGTGAATCCATCCCTGACTGGAGAGAACAGGCAGACCAAGCCGTTTGCCCACAGCGTTACGATACGCAAGATTATGAAAGGATCAGGGAAGCGATTGGAGTAAGGGAATTTGCGGCTTTATACCAACAAAGACCAGCTCCAGTCGGGGGTAACATGTTTAACCCTGATTGGTGGCAGTATTATGAACATGATACTGTGATACCCGATTTTGACAGAATTATTCTGTCAGTCGACTGTACCTTTACCGATGCAAACACGAGCGACTATGTTGTTGGGATTGTCGTTGGTCAATCTGTTAATAGCTTTTATGTGCTTGATCTTTTTAGAGAAAAAACTGATGTGATTGGTACTTTGGCAATGATATCAAGGATGTACAAAAAACATGTCCTTGATGGAACGATTATTGAACTTGCCGCCAGTGGTTATGCCGTTTTTCAAATGGCAAAGAAAAAAGTTCCCGGATTGATTGGTTTCAAGCCAGAAAAAAGTAAGCAGGCTCGCGCATCTGCAATTGTTCCATTAGTAGAAGCGGGGAACGTATTCTTACCGGCAAGCGATAGATGGCTTGATGCTTTTGTGTCTGAGTTCAGCTTATTTCCTGCTTCAAAGAATGATGACCAAGTTGATGCGCTAACAATGGCAGTAAACTATTGTTTGCAACGTACAGCGCCACAAGTCACGGAAGTTCAATGGGGAAGAAGTTCAAGACATTTGCCAAATGTAAAAACAATAGAATTATGGTGATAGAATGAATATATTATATTAATGAAAATGGCTCGCAAAACCAGAAAATTTTACTTAAATGAAGAACAGCAGAGATTAGCGTCTGAAAACATTAATCTGGCTAGAAGAGAAGCTTGGCGGCTGCAAAGAACTGCCGATATTGATTATGACACACTTGAAGGTGCTGCTTTAGAAGGGCTCTGTAAGGCGGCTTATCGCTACAATCCTGAATCTGGATTCAAGTTCAGTAGTCTTGCCGTTCCAACGATTAGGGGCGAATTACTTCATTGGATTAGGGACCGGACGTATGCAGTGAGACTAACCCATAAGATGCGAGACAATTGGTTGCGTGGTCGTAAAATGCTTTACGAAGGCATGTCTGAAGCCGCTATTTGCGAGAAGCTGGATCTCGAATCAAGCGAATGGCAAGAGATTATTAGCGTTTGTAGTGGACCACCACTTGAAATCAATGATCAGGCAAGTCCATCAGCAAGTCTTGAACCCGATGAAGTTGATTTTGCATCTCAGTACTTGAATGAAATAGAAACAAAAATTAACAAAATGAGTCCAGGCGAAGTCTCATTGCTTTCAAATTATTTCAAGGGTTCGAATTCCAGATCTGGTGTTGCGCTGATCAATTCTTTATGGCAGGATTGACACGCGATATATTGAAGGCAATCCTTGGGGATCTCATCTAAGACTATTGATCAAATAAAAGCCCTGCCAATCTCCCATGTACTGGAAGCAGAGGGCGTCCCCATGAAGCGCGTGGGGCGAGAATTTATATGTCAGTGTGTCTGGCATGATGACACCAATCCATCTCTGACGATTTCAGATCAGAAAGGATTTCTGTTTTGTCATGTTTGTAGGAATTCGGGAGATGCAATCAATTATATCAAAGAAAAGTTTGGTCTTAGCTTCCGCGAAGCTGTTGAGAGAATTGCAGAAAAATCTAATATACAAGTTCTTTATGTTGACGAAAACTCAGAGGAGCTACAAGCGCGTCGAAGGGAAATCGAAATCGCATATGAACAAGTCGAATCAACACAAAGACTTTTCAGGGAAAACTTGCGCCTCGATCAAAAGGTGAAAGACTTTATTAAATCAAGAAATATTGAACCAGCGACAAGCAGGGAATTCGGACTTGGCTTTAACAAAAGTAGAAATCGTTTAACTATACCCATTCAAAGTTCAAGTGGGAAAATTATTGGATTTACCCAAAGAGCAATAGGCAATGACAAGCCAAAATACATTAACACAGAAAATAATATAATCTTCAATAAATCGAATATTGTTTTCAATGAATTCCGTGCGCTAGAAAGTATTCGCGAGGCAGGAGAGTGCGTCTTCGTCGAAGGACATATTGATGTTATTGCGTTGCATCAATACGGAATCAAAAACGTGGTAGCCCTGCAAGGTACGGCATCGCCGGATATAGCAGTAATTAAGCGGTTGATGAAACGAACCACAAGATTTGTACTTTGCATGGACGGAGACGAAGGCGGGAGGCGAGCAATTGGCAAATTTCTTGCCGCGATAGAGCAATACGCATTGTCTGGCAAGCTTGATGTTCGTATTGCAAGCCTCCCAAATGGCAAGGATCCCGATGATTGCATTAAAGAAGGAGTTGACATGAGATCCTTGATTGCAGGCTCCCTAAGTTGGCTCGATTGGATACTGGATAGCTGGCTTTCAAGTCTTGATTTTAATGATTCCGTGGTCATTAATGACGTTGAAAAGCGAATCAAAAATTTATTCTCTAAGATATCTAGCCAATCATTGCGGACTTATTACATTGACAAGGCTGCATTGAGGCTTGCACAAAATAAAGAAAATCTTGCCACTCAAATCGCCAAAGATTTACATGAATCGGTAAAGTATTATCGTCTAACAAAAAGCTGGACCAAGCCTGGATTGCTTGACACAAGAAAACTGGTAGAAAAAAGATTAATTCGTTTGTATATTCATAAGCCACACATAAGGACTGTCTTGGCTCCATTAATGGATTTACTTTACTTCCCTGAAATGAAATGGCTGTGGAATCGGATAAAGGAGGTAGAGAGTGTAGATGAAACTTATTCTATTCCAGATGTATTGATGGCAATGCTTCTTGTAGCAGAACCGCAGTATCTTCAACAATTACGTCCGATCATTGTGCCAACTATAAATATTGATTCGTCGCCGGGGGTCATACACCATATTGAAGACATAATGGTGTCACCAATCGAGGATGATACGCTTTCTGCCCCAAAGAATATGGAAGACTCCCTGTAGGGTCTCTTGTTTCGACTGATCCGCTTTTATTCTGAAAAAACGGGTAACTTGGCTTAGTCATCTCGATTAAGCCATGGCTGTCTACAAAAACGTCGAATTCACTCCGGGACCGCCAAAGCGTACTCGCATTGGAGATGGTAAGCGTGTTCGTACTCGCCTCAATCAAGGTCGGACTAAGCGTAGTCCATCCAGGAAACCCTACAGGGGACAGGGCCGGTGAAACCTGATCGGCTTCTAGGTTTAGGGGCCGAATTAGACAACAGAATCTTGCTGTTACTTCTTGGCCTTATTGGCAAATTGAGATGGGCGGATTGTGTAATTCTGTTACGCCACATCTATTTCACCGATCAATCAAGATGGCTCTTTTTGCGAGAAAAACTTTTATTCGCAACAATGAACCATAATAATACTACTGCGACGATCCTCTGGGCATCATGCCTCTAGGATCCCTCTGGTTTTTATTCTTACATACCAGGTCTTGCAACAAAAATGATGAAAGAAAATCTCAGTGAGCAAGACCCTAAACAGCGGGAAGACTTGCTACCAGAAAAAACCGAAAATGTCCTCCCATTTTGGGATAAGTTTTGCGACGAAAACCCTTTAGATATCAAGTGCAAAAACTTTGATCTTTAGAAAAAAAAAGCCAGGATCCGGTAGCCTGATATCACCCGCAAGCACTTGATGTCTGAGTTTTCGTCTACCGCTCCCAGCGCTCTTGCCGTTTTCTATCGGACCTATAGCCGTCGAAAGCCAGATGGTTCGAGGGAAACCTTCAAGGAGGCCATGACGCGAACGATTGATGATGTCGCTCGCGTTGGTCAATACACGGAAGAGGAGAAAAATCTTGTACTTGATCAGGCACTAAATCAACACTGCTTTCCTTCTGGCCGAGCGTTTTGGGTTGCTGGAACCGACTGGGCTGCTGAACAGAAGAATTTTAGTGGCTGGTATAATTGCACTAGCACTAACATCGTTGACCTTGATGCATTCAAACTTATCATGGAACTGGCCATGATGGGTTCTGGAACAGGCGCGATTCTTGAGACTGATCTTATTGAAAAACTACCAGCAGTTAAGAACAAAATTAATATCATTAAGATCAATAAAGTTGGCACGATTGCCAAGAAAAATCGCCAAGAGAATTCTTCGTTAGAACAACAAAACGATCTATTTGTCCTTACTGTTGGCGATAGCCGTCAGGGTTGGGCAGATGCCTATCGGATGGTGTTGAGTTTGGCAATGGAAGCCAAATGGCAACAAGGCGGTTCTACTCTGGATCTAAAGATTGGTCTTGGTAATATTCGACCCGCTGGTGAGCGTCTCAAAGGCTTTGGTGGTACAGCTAATCCAATCAAGGTCGAAGAAATGTTCACCAAGATCATCAACCTCCTTAACAAAGCACAAGGGAGGAAGCTGACTTCGGTTGAATGTTGCTTGCTGATTGATGAAGCGGCCACCTGTGTTGTAGCAGGTAATATTCGCCGTAGTGCAGGCATGCGCCAATTTGGCGAAGCCGACACTGAGGCAGCCAATTGCAAAATGGGTCTTTATACCCAAGATAAAGATGGTAACTGGAAAGTCGATCCAGAAAAGGAAGCGCTGAGAATGGCTAACCATACTCGCTGCTTTCATAATGTGCCCACAATCGAAGAGGTAGAGCAGTCCATCCGTCAGCAGTTTTATTCCGGTGAAGGTGCCATTCAATTTGTTCCGGAAGCTATTGCAAGAGCAAATCGTGATCTTCTCAACACATCCCATTCACGCGAAGTCTTCTTGAGTACTTACGCGGATGACAAGGAAATCGCCAAAAGTTACCTTGATTATCGCGCTCAGGAACTTGGTATTAGCATTGACGAGCGAGAACTTGAGCATCGAATGATGCGATATGGTCTTAATCCTTGCGGGGAAATTATTGGCTCCGACTTCCACTGCAATCTGGCTGAAATTCATCTAAATACAATCAGTCCTGAAAACAAAAAAGGTCAGGATGATGCTTTCCGAGCAGGTGCATTGCAGGCAGCCGCATTGCTGCACCATGAATTTTATCATGAACGGTATCAATACAGTCGCTTAATTGATCCAATTGTTGGCGTGAGTTTTACCGGCCTATTTGATTTCTTTGTACATGCCTTTGGTAGTACTTGGCTGCAATGGATGATGAATGGCCGCCCAGGTGGCCGTATCGGTAAGGCTTTCATTCAATCAGAGCGGGAATACTTGGTGCGTTGGCGTGCGGTAGTGCGTGAAGCGATCAAGGAATATTGCGAGCGTCATGGACTTCGTGTTCCGAATCGTGTAACAACGGTGCAGCCTGCTGGCACTAAGAGCCTGATGACGGGGGCCTCCCCTGGCTGGCATCCTCCTAAGGCACAACGCTTTATTCGCCGAATCACCTTTGGCAAAACCGATCCACTAGTCTCTGCGCTGCGGGATTGGGGCTATTCAGTTGTTCCCGCTCAGTCCGCAAAGGATGAAGATGGAAATCTTCTGGATGACATCATGGATCCTCGCGTCCATGAGGTTCTAGTTGAGATTCCGACCGCAGTCTCCTGGGCAAATGTAAACGGTTGCGACAAATTTGACCTGAGTAAATTGCCTGCAATTTCTCAGTGGGGCCTTTACATGCAGGTTCAGACTCACTACACTGAGCATAACACCTCTGCGACCATTGAGTTTCGAGAAGATGAAATTCCTATTCTTACTTCTTGCATTCACTCCTCAATGGAGCAGAGTGCTGGTTATATCAGCGCTGCTCTTCTGGCTCGCTTTGATGTCAATGAAACTTTTCCCCGGCTTCCATTTGAACCAATCGATGCCCAGACCTACGAAAGACTTCATGGCGTCGCATCTTCTTACAGAAGCGCCCTCCCAATCATTTTTGGAAAAGATAAGGTGGATTTCTTAGAGGTTCTACAGCAGTATGACACCCCAGACTACGAGCTCAAGGGGGCTGCAGGATGTGATTCTGACAAATGTCTTTCCGAGGCGGAGAAAGACGCTGATCAAGTTGGTAAGCAAATTTAATTTCCAATGAGTACTCTTGTTGATTGGCAACTGGCACTTATGTGCATGGAGGACAAACTTATTTCTCCTTTTGATCTCAAGTATGTCAACCCCGCGTCAATCGATGTAACCCTTGGCAAGGAAATCCTTGTTGAGGGGCACATCTGTGGCCCTGAGGCACTTCGCACTCGTTGGTTACCTTTTGACCTGACAGGGTTTTCTGAAGACGAACCCTTTAGGTTGCGCCCTAGTAATTTCATCCTGGGCGTAACTAATGAGATTATCAAAGTGCCTGACTGGGCAGAAGCTCAATATCAACTCAAGAGCACTCTCGGTCGCATGGGACTTGAACATCTCATGGCTGGATATATCGATCCAGGATTTGAGGGTCGAATTACGCTCGAGTTGTTTAATGTTAATCAAAGGCATGATATTGAGCTTTGGCCTGGCATGCGAATTGGCCAATTGAGGTTTGCGCGACTTGATCAAACTCCTACAAATTCCTATGCAATTACAGGTAGATATATGAATGACATGACTGTTCAGCCCAGCAAGGGGATCAAGGTAGACTAATAAGAGTCGCGAGAAGCGGCACAGATTCTTGCTGTGAAGGCAAATTGCTATTCTAAAAATGCAGGGAGTACCGCATCCTATAAATGACCCTTCATTGGTGTCATATCATCGACCTGAGGTCGTCCGCATTCTCCCTTCATTACAGCTTGCGTCTGATTGCTGGTATTTATTAGACGGCACTTTTGTTGATGACAAAGGTTTAGCAAAGGATTTGAAGTCAAAATATTTAATGCAGGAGGACGGCGAACCTAACAGAGCTTATTACGGTCGCCTATCCAGATCTACCTACACTCCCATTTACAGAGACAGCATTCGGGCATATGCTGGTCTGTTAAGCAGATTTCAAGTTATCGGTGCCCCTGCTTCGATGGATAATGCAGAAAAGAATATCGACCTTCAGGGCGAAAGTATTCAAAGTTTTTGGAACAAGTGCGACGAAAAAGCCCTGAGGGATGGTGGCGTTTTTATCATGGTTGATATGACGCCTGGCGAATCTGAGGAGAACTTCTTTGATGAGCAATCGATAGGTCGCAGACCCTATATGCTCATGATTGAAAGAAAAGACGTGATCAATTGGTCTGTCACCTACGAGAATGGCAGAGAAAAACTTGCTCATGCTACGATTCGTCAGATCAGGCAGAAAATCGAACCCGGCTCCTTTGGTGTTGAATTAGAAGCGATTTATCATGTTTGCCGCCCTGGATCGGTTGAGACATATCGATTAGAACGCAATGGTAGGGAGTGGAGACAGATCAAGGAACGCGAAGTAGCTACTTCTTTGCCTGTTGTTCCGATTGCATGGTATGGGGCTACGGTCTCTAGATTCGCCTCAGGTGATATCCCGTTAAACGGTTTAGCGGAATTATCAATTCAGCACTTCCAAATGCGCTCGGATCTGCATGAATTGATCCATAAATGCGCAATGCCAGTGCCTGTGCGTACTGGAGCCAAGATCGGACCAGATGGGCAACCTCTTCCTTTAATTCTTGGACCAAATACCGCAGTTGATCTTGATACCGAAGGCGGTAAGTTTGAATTTGCAGAGCCTTCTGGTCGCAGTCTTGAGCGCCATCAGGCGGAAATCCGTCATGTTGAAGGACTGATGGATCGCAGCGGCCTGAACTTCCTTTATGGGGCTGAAGTTAAGACTGCTACGGAGGCATCGCTGAGGGCGGCTCAAGTCGCGTCTCAAGTGTCTTCATTGGTACGCAACAAGACATCTTCGTTCAATCTTGTGATGCGCTTCTGGGCCGCCTATAACGGCGAGATCAACCAGATCAACAACGAATCAGGATTGGCGATGAATGATAGTTTGATCAACAAGCCAATGGATGCGTCGGATGTTGCTCAGCTTGTTAATCTTTATTCACAAGGGCTGGTCTCCAAGAGGACAGTGCTAGATGAACTGCAACGTGGAGGGGTCCTCGATCCTGATCTAAAGGTTGAGGATGAACTGCAAAGGACCGAGCAAGATCGCATGGATCAAATTGAACAGTCTCCTAATGATCAGTCCATAGTCGCGGAAGTGAATGAAGCCGTAAGCCGGGGTAGTGATAACAGATCTGCCAACAATCAAATAGATGGGCAGCCTAATGCAGATATTCAAACTCCAGAAAAAGTTCAAGCTTCAGCGGCGAGATCTCAGTGATTTTGAATACAATGAACTATCGGAGCGGAATTGATGATTATTGCCCGTTTTCAGTTCAAGCCAGGAGCTGCTAATCAATTTTGCTGGCTAGCTAGCCAGGAGATTGTGGAAATGACTTTTAATACCACTGCGGAACTTGTTGAGCTCTGCAAAGAAATCGAAGATTCGCTAGTGGATTGCACTGCATTGGTTAATGACAAAATCCTTGTGCTGTCTGGTTTCGCTTCTTGAATCATCCACTAAAATCAGGCACCGTCATCCGTTCGCACGGCGGATCATTTGCCTACAAAACGATTGGACCAGTTTGCGTTTTGTATGATCGGGAAGAGCTGCCTTGGCCTTCCTGTTCAATGCAATGGAAAGGTAAGCAGCCCAGTTGGAACAGGATCGGCAAAAGATTCGTCCCAGACCTGGCGGCATCAAGATGCCCTAGTTATGCTGTAAGCGGTATTGACCTGCATGGTCATATCTGGACTCAAGTACATATTTTGTACTATGAGCGACTTTCCAATACGGAGAAAGCCTGGTGGTATTCGAAGATCCCTCAAGGAAAACAATATCCGGATCTAACGGATCAATGAGCCCTGAATTTTGGTCTAGGATTCTTAAGGAAAAGAAGCTGGAACCACCTGGAAGGGATGAGGCAGTTGCGGCAACCATTAGGCATATTGAGGAGAAAAAGCAACGAGCTAAAGCTGAGCACCAAAAAAAGAAATGATTCCCGTAAACTTTGTTGTATTTGCGTTAAATTGCAGTAGATTGATTCGTTATTTCGGTAAATTTCCATGGATAAAAAGGATTTCAGCTTTAACCTAAGTACAGATGAAATGAGAGAGCATGCTGGGGATTTGGGTGTTGTTGGCGGATGCATAGCAGCAGCATTTGCTATCGCTGCCCTGATTACCCTTAGCCTGTTGCTTTCGCCGATTGTCGGTGTTAGCGCCTGGAAACTTGTCTTGATTTTGTTTTTGGCAAGATTCTGGTTTGTTTGAGTTGTCTGGTCCAGTAGCTCAGCGGAATAGAGCAACTGCCTTCTAAGCAGTCGGTCGCAGGTTCGAATCCTGCCTGGATCGTTTGTAACTTGCCCGAGATATTCATTTTTTTTATAAGCGCAAAAAAGATATATTGACTTAGGCCAAATTTTTAAACATGAACGCCTTTCAGCACCCGCTCCGCATTTATGCGGATCAAGAGGCAAATGGTATGTTCCTGTTGATTGGTAACGATAAATCTTCTAATGTCGTATCACACGCAGAATTTATCAGGGCTAAATGGCTCCGCTCAATTCCGCTTGACAACTGCGACTTAATTGAGATTGTCTTGGAACGTGCTCACACCATTTGCGCGGATAAATCACCAGCCCAACGCTTTACAGACACCCAATGGAGTTGTTTCAAGAAGATGTGCTACGAGATTGGTGCCGCGCGAAAAGTGAAGATTCGTCTCCTGGCATTTCCTGAGCGGATCACACCTTCTGCGCGGCAGTTGGCATATGGCTGCTCAGATAAGTGGAGTGCCTTAGAGAAAAAGAATCCCATTAAAAAGCTCAGTCCGGACTGCGGCACTCATGACATTAAGGCTATCCGTAGCTACTGTAATGCTTTTCCTGACACGGTTCCGCTTATGGATCTAATGGAGCGCAAGTCTCCGACTCCTGATGCAATTATTAAAGCGGTCAACGAACATAGGCAGCGACTCAATTTAGAGCTAGTGCGCCTGAAATCTCGTGGTTATAAGGATGAAAATCATCCCTGGATTAAGCAGATCAAGTCCGCGCTTCCAGTGTTGCTTGAAAAAATGAGCCAAAAACAGTTGGAAGAGCTCGGAATTACCTTTAATAAGCGTAACGGCAAGCTGAATAAAATTGTCAAAATGGCACGTCTTGTGACGTTGTGGGCTCTGACACATGACCTCGACGGCAGGGTGCTTAAGGATGATTTAGGTCGTCCCGCTGGTCGTCGCTATTATCAGCGCTTGATTAGTTCCTCACCGTTCCGCACCCGTAAGGCTGGCATCCATCGCGCAAATCTATATCGGGATTACAGAAGCACATACATCCGCCGCCAAATGGGCAAATTGTCTAAGTCTGAAGTTGTAGGCAATCTCGAATTCCGTCGGCACCGTAATTCTTACACTAAGATGATTTTTGATTTAATCAAGGTTTTTCAAACAGTAGAGTGCGTAATGGAATAGTTACATGCTATACTGTATTTTAAGAGGTTATTGACCCTCTACACATGGTCTTGCCGCAAGACGGCATACACTGACTCTGAGGGCAACCTAGTACTACTTACTTCATGCTAAAATAAGTAAGTGGGGGACTGTTGCTTATTGGTTAAAGCCGTCGCCTTATAAGCGGCAGAACCGGGTTCAATTCCCGGCAGTCCTACCAAGGCTGACTAGCCCAATCGGCAGAGGCAAGCGACTTAAAATCGCTCCAGTCTGAGTTCGAATCTCAGGTCAGCTATCTACTCTCCTTCTTCGCCATGCAGTGCCCTAAGTGCGGGAACATCACCAATCTGACGAACTCCCTGTCGATTGGTATTTCCGTTCAACGCTATCGTCGATGCCCACGATGCGACCATAAATTCATGACTTATGAGATTCCCGAGTCTCACATAAAAAGCGCAATTGACTACCTCGACCTTGAAAATCGTGGTAGACTAACGAAATAAGCGATCATTTCCGCTTCGAGCCCCTCCAGGGTTCGCCCCCGGCATTGGGGATCGATGCCGTTGAGCTCTATTTTTAACATTGAAAAAATTAATTACTCTTTTTACCGTGCCCTGTCTTCTATTGAGCACTGTAAAAGCAGCATTTGCCAGTTCCTGTACTTATGTATCCCATTATGGTGTTGGCGATGGTTACCATGGGAAGCGTACAGCGAGCGGGCAAATCTTTAATGCCTACGGATTTACAACTGCTCATAGATACCTGCCATTCGGCACTAGGTTACAAGTATTTAATCCAAACAATGGTAAAAAAATCACAGTTCAAG